TTATGCTTGCTGCATAATTCTTTTACCCTCTTTGGTATGTACTCCTCTGTACGCAAGTAAATTACACCTCTCTTCTACTTGTACGATATACATATTGTAACCGTAAAGCAGAAGAATTATTAGAACCATATCTCTTGCGTAAATTACTCCATTATAATGGAGTATCTGGGTAAAAAATATGAACAGCAGGTTTATGCAGTTCAGTTTTGTATCATGACAGAACCTTGATTTTCCTTATTTCTATCATTCTTATTTCGTTTTGTTTCAGTTATAAGCATACCATCCGTATTAAAATCCATCAATAAAAATCGTTCGACATATTTCGCATTTTCTATACCTTATTTCTCCATTACTCCACTATGCTTCATTAAATTACGCAACCTTTTTTCACTCTTTGATAGATAATTTACCTTGCGTAAGAAAAAGAAAACAGGAGGTACAATCTATGAACCAAACACAGACATCTGTTAACCACAGACAGATAGGATACCGCATTAAGGAAGTAAGGGAGCAGAATCATCTTTCACAAGCACAGCTTGCGGAAATAACAGACCTTTCCGTCTCCTACATAAGCCACATCGAAAACGCTAAAAGGAAAGCCAGTCTGGAATCCATTATACGGATCGTAAATGCCCTCGGCATTACCGTAGATGAACTGCTTGCCGGAGTACAGATGAATAATCCGGCAGCCTACCAGACAGACATCGATATTCTCATGGAAGACTGCTCAGAAAACGAAAAAAGATTCGTGTATGAACTCATAAAAATAAGCCTTGAAACCATGCACAAAAATGGTTGGGAGCTTGCTTCAAAAGATATGTGCAGATAAAGGCACACTATTTTCACACAAATAATTTTTCTTTGAAATAGACTATAGGGATATGCATGTCCTTATAGTCTATTTTATTTCCGCATGAAAATTTTATAATAAAATCCAGCATAGAAATAAAGGTGGTAAGTCATGAACGAAAACGAACAAAAAGTCGGCTCTGTTGCTGACCAGAAAAGTAAGATAAGGGAACGTTATAAAGGAATCAATCCGGATGAACTCGATGTAATTCCGGCTCTTCCGCAGGAAGATATATTTGCAGTAGAAAATGAACAGCGTGTTGCAGTATATGCAAGAGTGTCAACGGATGATCCGAGACAGACATCTTCATATGAATTGCAGAAGAATCATTACCATGACGTCATCAGTAAAAGTCCAAACTGGAAGCTTGTACAGATTTATGCAGATGAAGGTATCTCTGGAACTTCCCTCCAGCACCGTGACCAGTTCAAGCAGATGATCGAAGACTGCAAAAAAGGTGAAATAGACCTTATCGTTACAAAAAGCGTATCACGTTTTGCAAGAAACGTTGTGGACTGCATCGGCTATGTCAGGGAGCTTCTTGCACTCCCCCATCCTGTCGGTGTTTTCTTTGAAACTGAAAGACTCAACACCTTTGACCCCAAAAGCGAGATGGTACTTTCCTTCATGGCAACACTTGCACAGGAAGAAAGCCATACCAAAAGTGAGATCATGAATGCATCTATTGAGATGCGTTTCCGCAGGGGTATTTTCCTTACACCAACACTCCTGGGATATGACCATGACGAAGACGGAAATCTTGTTATCAATGAAGAGGAAGCCAAGATTGTAAAACTCATATTCATGATGTACTTAAACGGATGCACCTGTCAAGAGATTGCTGATACCCTGACGGAACTCGGCTGTGAGACTAAAAAGGGAAACACCGTATGGTCTCCAGGTTCTATCCTTCAGATACTGCAGAACGAAAGACACTGCGGTGATGTCCTGGCACATAAAACCTACACTCCGAATTACCTCAACCACAAATCAAAGAAGAATATGCAGAACCGTCCGCAATACAGAAAGCGAGACCATCATGAAGCCATCGTTTCAAGGGATGACTTTATTGCCGTCCAACGCCTGATCAGTAATGCCAAGTATGGAAACAAAGGAATCCTTCCGCAGCTGAAAGTCATTCCGGGTGGAGTCCTGAAAGGCTTTGTATCCATAAACCCCAGATGGGCGGGATTTAAGGAGGCAGATTACATGAACGCTTCTTCCAGTGTTTATGACAGTACCGAGCACTCCATAACCTCTTCCGGCCATGTGGAAGTAAAATCCGGTGAATTTGACCTGCGCGGATATGAGATCGCACGCTCACAGTTTTTTGACAGCACGGATCGTATAACCGTTACCTTCGGCCAGGGAGACATCCGCTTTTCCGCTCCTGCCGTCCGTAAGCTTGACAGCACGCTTGTAGAACTGCTCATACATCCAAAGAAACAGGTCTTTGCCGTAAGGAATGCGGGGAAAGACTGCCGGAATGCCATGCAGTGGTCTAAAAAGAAAGACAGTAAAAACTCTCCACGTGAGATCAGCGGTACTGCATTTCTTCCCACGCTCTATTCCCTCCTCGGCTGGAATGATAACTGCCGTTACCGCATCACAGGGGTAAAACGTGGCAGTGGGAATGACGCCGTACTTCTCTTCAACCTTTCCGAACCGGAGATATTCATTCCCAATGATGTAATCGGTACACCAGATGCTGATTCTTTCGTAAAACCTTTTACGGACAACCAACAGAGAAATATTCGTGCCTATCCGCCTGACTGGGCGGACACATTTGGCAGCAATTATTACAGCCACGCACAGGCAAAAGAACTTGCTGGGTTTAGCGGACACAAAGACCCCGATACCTCTCATGCCCCGGTAACATACAATGACGCTGATATACAGGTCACCAGTAAAAATGACATTGAAAGGAACATTGAACAGATCATGTCAGATATGAAGGAGAACACAGATGAACATACAGACAAACGATGAAAAGAACACCATTCCCGTAACTGAGGATGATGCTTTCAGCTATGACGGATATCAGGTAGTCCGCGGCGAGTTCTTCGCCCATACCTACGAACCGTCCTTTACTTTTAATTCCAGCAAGGTATCCGTAAACACCGCATGCATAAAAAAGCTGCCTGATACGGATTTCGTGCAGATACTCGTAAACCCAGACGAAAAGAAACTTGCGGTGCGTCCATGCCAGGAAGATGAAAAAGATTCCTTCCGCTGGTGTTCCGCAACAGCAAAACGCTCTCCCAGACAGATCACATGCCGTATTTTTTTTGCCAAAGTTGTGGCACTTATGGGATGGAATTCATCCTACCGTTATAAACTGCTCGGAAAGCTGATACGCTCAGACAATGAACTGCTGTTTGTCTTTGACCTCACCACGCCAGAGATCTTCGTCCGTGAGGAAAAAGAAGACGGAAAGATAAAAGCATCCCGTACACCAAGCTACCCAGAAGAATGGCAGAACCAGTTCGGTGTACCTGTAGAGGAGCATCAGAGCAGCCTGCAAATTAATATGTTTGATGGTTATGCGGTATTCGGCATCTCCGAAAACACTACCGCTGAACCGGAAGAGAAAAAAATAGAACATCCAGAAAAGGAGGAGCAACACTATGAACAGAGAAACCTCTTTGAAGCCGGTACTATGCATTGACTTGAAGAAAAACAGGATACGCATACACAAACTCACGCTCCATATGCTCGGTGACCCAGAGTATATCCAGCTGCTTGTGAATCCCCAGGACAGCATGATCGCCATACGGAAAAGTGTGCGAAAGGATTACCTTGCCCATCGTGTACGCTACAGAAAAGCCGACAGCCATTACTGCTATGAATTATATAGTACAGAGCTTTTACAGGCATTACGACACACTGGCATTCACCTTGAGGGCAACCGCAGCTACCGTATCTACGGTGCACTGAATCCAAGAGAATGTCTCGCCAGCTTTTCCATGAATGAATGCGTGCTTGTAGATGATACGACACGAACGGAGGAATCAGTATGAATAACAGACCAGTCCCAGAGCTTCAGACCGATCCGGAATTTGAGGATCTGATACAGCCAAGGGAAGAAAACTACCTGGAAGAACTCGAAGAAAGCATCTTTGATCACGGTTGTCTGGATCCTGTATATGTATGGAACAATATCATACTTGACGGTCATCTGCGATATAAGATCTGTATGAAATGGGATATTCATTTCAACATCCAGCATATCATATTCGAAAGCCGTGATAAGGCCGTTTCTTTTATCTGCCGTGAACAGCTCAAACGTACAGACCTTACGGGAGAATATAAAAAATACCTGATAGGAAGATTGTTCCGTGCAGACATGAATACTGCCAGTGATGAATTTATGAAAAAACATCCTGACATGGGACTGAATGCAGACGGACAGGTATCACAGAAATATGTCCGTAAGACAGATATTGCCACCATCATTGGCACGGAATTTAATTTCGGTTTTTCCACCGTGACAAAATATGATATTTACGCACGTGCAGTCGATGACCTGAAACGGAAAAGCCCTGAAATTGCAGAAAAAATATTAAATGGAAAACTCCGTGTGTCCCATGAAAATATCATAGAACTCTCCCGCCTTCCCATTGAGGATATCAATGGATTGAAAAGGCTCTTAGACAGCGGATCTATAGACCGTATCGGATACTCCCAGCTGCGGCACGAACTCCGGTGGCAGAGGCTTCCCACTGGAAAACCGGATTCAAGAAGGATAAAACGGGAAAAGGAAAGTGCCGAAGCCGGAATTAAACAGATGCCCGCTACTGACCCGGATGCAGAACTTGAGAGCCTTAAATTTACAATACCTTCATGGTCAAAAACCATATCAAGAACCATAGAACTTACAGATTTTCCTTCCACCTCCGGTAACGCAAGGCGTGAAGTGAAGATGCAGCTGTTAAACCTTACAAGAAAAATTACCAGACTGCTTTCGCAGCTTGAAGAGGAGGATTCAGATGACAGAAGAACAGACAGCCGGACAAATGACACAGGACGTTGACCTGATGCAGTTCGTGCCAAAAGTACACTTTGAACAGATTCCCATCAGGAATCTCGTATCCAACCAGGAATACCAACGCAACCTCTCACAGCACCATGTCCAGCGTGCTGCCGCTAACTTCGACTTATACCAGATAAATCCTGTGAAGGTCAGCCGGAGGAATGGCATCAACTATGTATTCAACGGACAGCACACCATTGAGATCGTTGCCCTCGTTTCGGGATCCAGGGAGACACCTGTATGGTGCATGGTCTATGACGACCTTGGATATGAACACGAAGCAGATATCTTCGCAAATCAGATGAAATATGTAAAGCCCCTGCTGCCTTACGAGATATTCATGGCAAACATAGAGGCCGGCAACGATAAGCAGCTCATCATCCGTGATCTGGTGGAATCCTATGATCTTACCATTGCATCCACCACGACTCCGGGCGGTATCTGTGCTGTTGCAACCCTTGAAAATATCCACGATAAATATGGCTATCACATGCTCGACCATGTCATCCGGCTCATTACCGCCACCTGGGAGGGTGCATCCCAGTCCTTCAGTGCAAACATGATGAACGGACTGGCTCGCTTTCTGAATGCCTATGGTGATGCCATAAAAGACGATATATTTAAGGAAAAGCTCGGGAGGATATCCATCAAGGAACTCGCCCGCACTGCAAAGGACAGGCGTTCCGGTTCCCTTGGTTTTGCGGAAGCCATACTGATATACTACAACAAAAAATGCCGGAATCCGCTTACCTGGGATAAGCTTTATACCCACAAACTACCGCATAAAAAGAACATGGAAGAAGAGTCAGAGATTCCTGAACCCGATGATACGGACAGTGAAAGCAGCCAGATGGAGCTGTTTGGGCTTCATGAAAGTGGGGTTTCCGGGTGATCTACACGGAAACCTTTACCCGGCTGCCTTCCAGAAAGAAGAACTCATATTTTTTTGCACCAAGCACTGTCACTTCACAGAGGACAAGCTGTGCAATCTCCGGAACGAATCTGGTAAGCGGTTCATTTCCCACGGCTTCCATCATCTGCCCAGCCCTGATCTTTTCAAGGGGAGTCCCATCTGACTTCATCTGCTGCCATATTTCCATGTACTTCTCCCTGTCCGTGACCAGTTTATTGAATGCTTTTACAAATCCCTTTTCAAGGTCTGCATTATCAACGTAGGCATTCGTGCACACCACTTTTCCGTCTTTCCTGTGGTTTTTGCACTGCCACTGTATGATTCCCCTTGATTTCCAGGAATGTCTTGTGAACAGGCTTTTGCATTCCCCACAGAACACCTTCTCACAGAACGGCATGCAGTCCGCACCATAACTGTATCGATCCGTGCCATGCCTTTGCATGAACTTTTCCCTGCGGTCAAATTCTTCCTGTACCGCATTCCATGTCTGCTTATCTATGATCCCCTTATGGCTGTCCTTTACATAGACCTGTGCGATCTCACCGTTGTTTTTGACCTGTCTCTTGGTAAGGAAATCTGCCGTATAGGTCTTCTGCAGAAGTGCGTCACCCATGTGCTTTTCCTGTTTTAAGATCCCTATTACCGTGCTTGGATACCACTTTGTCTGCCCGAGACACCCCGGGACTTTCTCTTCCGTCAGTTCCTTTGCGATCTGTGCCGGATTGATTCCGATAAGGAAGTCCCTGTATATCCTTCTCACTGTCTTTGCCTGTTCCTTATTGATGACAAGCTTCCCGTTCTCATCCTTATCATATCCGAGGAACTTGAAAGTGTTAAGATGCATCTCACCGTTCTTGAATTTCGTGCGGATGCCCCATTTACAGTTCTCTGAAATATTCCTTGATTCATCCTGTGCAAGGGAGCTTAGGATGGTAAACAGAAGCTCGCCCGTAGAATCCAGTGTGTTGATATTTTCCTTCTCAAATATGATGCCGATCCCTAGGTTCTTTAATTTTCTGGAATATGCCAGGCAGTCCTGCGTGTTCCTCGCAAAACGGCTGATGGATTTTGTTATGACAAGATCTATCTTACCTTTCTCGCAGTCTGCGATCATCTTTTTGAACTGTTCCCTTTTCTTTGTATTTGTACCTGAGATCCCCTCATCTGCATAAATGCCGGCCATTTCATAATTCTCATGCTCATTGATATATTTTGTATAATACTCGACCTGTGCCTCAAAACTATGGAGCTGGTCTTCCTGGTCTGTTGACACACGGCAGTAGGCTGCCACCCTTATCTTCTTTTCCTGTACCGCCTTATGCCCTGTCCGCACCTTCTGGCTTCTTGCTGGTATAACTGTAACGCTTCTTGCCATTCTTATCATCCTTTCTCTGAATATAAATATCTTTTTTGATCTCTCCCCATCCCTTTATGATGGTGTCCGGAACCCTGGTCCCATCACAGGCATCTTTTCCTTTCCGTTTTCTTCTGCTGCATACCCATGTGACTTTATGACTCTGGGGATTTACATATCTTACAAGTCTGCTTCCGCATAACGCACAGAAGATCTTCTCTCTGTAAGGATACTCTGCTTCAGTATTTTCTGGAATTGCTGGCGGCTGCTTCTTTTTATGCCTTCTTTTCCATGATTGTTCTTTTAAATAGGTAAATTCCTTCACTCCCTTATCCGATGCTTTCTCCGCAATATAAGTGTTTTCTTTAAAATGCCACGCACTCCGGAGCACACCATCCGGGATATTAATGCCATCGCAGAAGGTCTTTCCATATCTTTTTGTCCCACTGCATCCCCAGTTAAGTCTGTTGCCTTTGCTGTAGATCCTCTTGTAAAGGGGATATCCGCATTTAGCACAATAGATCTTGTTCATGTAAGGATAATTTTCTTCTGTGAACTCCTCTATCACCGAGCCTTCCGCAAGATAATCCCTCTTTGCAGCCAATGCATCCTGTGCTTTCTGCCAGAGTTCCGGGGAAACAATAGCTTCATGGTCATCTTCGATGTACCATGCATCCACTTCTCCCCTGTTCCTGACCAGTTTTCTCTCTTCATTCACGAAATGCTTGTGCATGATGTAATCGCCTTTGTAAATCTCGTTTTCAAGAAGACGGAACACGGTACTGTCTACCCACTGCACACCGCCTACCGTCTTTATCCCATTTTCATTCAGGTATCGTTTGATCGATGCAGGAGTATATCCCTCTGCTGCCATCTTATAGATTTTTCTTACCCATACAGCCTCTGCTTCATCAGCAACAAATACTCCTCTCTCGTCTTTTGTATAACCGAAAGACCGCTCAAGGTACTGTACGGGAATTCCTGCCTCGTACTTTCGCTGGTAAACCATCTTTGCACCAGCACTTCCGCTTTCACTTTCTGCCTGTGCGAATGCTGCAAGGATCGTAAGCATCAGCTCCCCTTCCCCTGACAGCGTATTGATATTCTGAAGTTCAAAAAAAACACCTACATTCAGTTCTTTCAGCTTTCGTGTAGCTTCCAGAACGATTGAGGTGTTTCTTGCAAAACGTGATACTGATTTTGTTAATATAAGGTCTATCTTACCTTTTTCTGCATCGGCAAGCATCTTCTGCAGACCGGGTCTCTTTTCTTTAAATCCCGATATGGCAAAATCACTGTAAACTCCGGCATATTCATAATTCGGATTGGCTTTTATGACCGTCTCATAATGCCTGACCTGATTTTCCAGCGAATTTTCCTGTTCATCCTCATCTGTCGATACACGACAGTATGCACAGACTTTTAATTTTCTTTTCTGCTCCCTGCTGCCTTCCCTGATCTGAATTTCCACAAGCCATACCTCCTTCCGTTTTGGTAGTCTATATATCACTCTGAAAGCCAATAATAGCAAGTGTTTTCTTGGATACCCTTTCACCTTTCTTTCCTTGGCATAAACTGAAAAAAATACGGCTGACAGCCATTACTGACCATCAGCCATATTCCTATGCCTTCACGATATAATCTGAAGAAACAAATCCATAGTATTTTCCTGCAATGCGGATATAATACCACGCTTTTCCGTCTGACGCCTTTACGGTATCACAGACATCTACCAGATTCCCTCTGTACAGATATGGATAAGATTTGATCCGGCCATATTCCTTTCCTGCCCATTTGCGGACATTTAAGGATGAAGCCGTAACCTTCCCTACCCATTTCGGTGTTTTATTGATACCGCCAGAACTGCTGCTCCCGCTGGCATTCCCAGAAGAAGTATTCTGTGAAGATCCACTGTTGTATTTCGGTACTCCATATCCACGGATATATTTTCCATTTACCTGCAGGGTTCTCCGCCCTACTGCATTTCCTTTATTTCCTTCGATTACCGTAATCGTACTTCCGGATACCTTTTCTACAATTCCGACATGATCCGGCCATCCGGTGTTATCACCTTTACCGGAATCATCCCAGTCATAAAAAACAATATCCCCCGGTCTTGGAACTCTTGCATCATTTTCGTCCCATTCCCCCAGCTTCTGGAACAGGGCGATCATCTGACCGCATCCGCACTCTGTCGGGATAATATCCGTCATGCCTGTCTTAATGGCGCATGCTGATACAAACGTGGCACACCACGCATCGGTATATTTTACCGAATAATTTCTTGCCAATGGTCTGTGTACATTATAAGTATCAATGATCTTTTTATGGGATCCGTCTGCCTCACGGTATCCGACCCATGCCTTTGCCTGTGCAATCAATGTTGCTGCTGTTTTTGCCATAGTCTCTCGCTCCTTTGCATTGTCATATTTTCTCAGCTCATACTGCTCTACCAGAGCCATACAGTTCTTCACATAATCAGAACTGGTCGCAAAACCGTCTTCCCTGATAGTTTCCAGGTACTTCCTTGGATCCGTAATGCCTTTCAGGTTCTGATATCTGGAAAGCTGGATAAATTCGAAATATCCCATTACTCCTTCTTCCATCGAAGAATAGGTACGGAAGTTGTCACGGATTGACGTCAGTGTTCCGGGTGTGTATTCTTCTTTAGTTGAAAGATTGACTGAACCACCATTCCACTTTGTTCCGCATTTCAATCCAAAATAATTATGATATTTCGCAGCCAGGGTGCTTTTCCCCCAGCCGGATTCCAAAATTGCCTGTGCAATAACAGAAGAATGGACAAGAATGCCATACGCTGAAGCATACTTGTCCACATATCCTGCAACCGCTGTGATAAATTCTTTCTTGTTCATAGCGGTTATTCTCCTTTCTCTGAACGGTCATGGAGCTGCTCCAAAACCTCCTTGATCTTTTCCGGCACAGGAAGTCCCAGATGCGATGCATTTTCCAACAGGCTCACGCCTTCATTGGAAAGATAGAAGAAGACCACCGCTGTCCGTAACACACTGCCCGTACCGATCACCTGCACATCCAGGATGTTTGCAATTCCGACAAGCAGAAAGATCAGGACCTTTCTGCAGATTCCACGGAAGCCTACTGCACTGGATAACTTCCTATCGCTGACCGCACACATCACTCCCGTGAGATAATCGATCACAACGAATGCAAGCAGTGCATAGATCAGGCCATCGCATCCGCCAAGGAAATATCCAAGCCATCCTCCTACTGCTGTAAAAACAAACTGTACCGTGTTCCAAAATTCCTTCATAATGAGTTCCTCCTTTGATTTTTGGGTATAAAAAAAGCACCTCCGAAGAGATACCAGTTACTAAAATTATGCAATACGCTTCCACATATAACAGGTGATATAAGGCGGGAGGTTCTGACCGTTTCCTGTTCCGGTTGAACTAAGTGTACCTTTTGCCGTAAAAGTATGACTGTGGGTTTCTGAATCTGTCTCCTCTATCAGTTCACTCTGCGGACTATAAGTACCAAAAGGAGCATTATAAGATTCTCCTTCGTAATCATAACCCGGTTCTGAAGGAACAGGATATGGAAGCGTATGGGAATGTGACCCACCTGTCACCGTGACCGCTGTTCCGGTAAAAGTATGGGTATGACTCTGCAGATACTTACTTCCACCTGTTTTTTCCACTGTAGAGAATTCTGAATCCGATGTGTTTACGCCAATCGGAACACGTCCGCTTCCCCATGACTGCCATGTGCCGCCAAACAAGGATGCCGGACTGGTATTATTCACGGACATATAAATGCTTCCCACAGGATAAATCGCAGAAAATGTAATTTTCCCCTCTGCCACATTCTTCAATTCATCCAGCATATCAGCTACCTGAGAGCACAGATCATCATATATCTCCAGCCTTTCTGCTTCATTTGTTAAACGTTCCTCTTCAGCGGCTTCCCTATCGTTCTCGTTTGATACCCTGATTTTTTCAGCACTATTTCTATTAGCTTCCGCTGTCACACGGCTTTTCTCAGCAGATACATACCCTTCCACCTGTGTATTGATTGCATTGATGGAATCATAAATACTCTGCCTGACATCTTTTCCATATACCGCAGACAGGATCTTATTCAGATACGTTGTAACATTTGCCATCTTTTTCTCCCTCCTTCAGCTGCCTGTACTCCATACACTTCATTTCCCGTACTTCTGACAGCACGCCTGTCAGGATCACATCAAGAAGACTTGCCGGAAGCCCGTATTTCTGCTGCAGTGCAACCACTGATTTTGTCATGTCCTCCCTTGCATGATCCAGAATCATGCCAAGAGGCATGGGATTCTGTTCTGTTTTATTCTTTTCCTGCTTTTCCACTAAATGCACCTCCCTCAAACAATGCTGTCATTTTTGTCATAGCTGATTCCATAGCAGTAACCTTACCTAAAACTTCTTCCAGCTTCATTTCAAGCGGTGAACCAGACATCAGTTCCACTGTTTTTTCTGCCATTTCTGTTTTTCCTTCCTTTGGCTTTTCCCCACGGGGAAGTTCCAGTTCGATTTCTTTTTCCACTTTATACCTCCTTAATTCCAGTATCCGACTATGATGCCGTTTTTTACCTGAAGCTTACTGTAAGTCCAGCTGATTGCCCCATTTCCTTTATCCGTAATATTCATGATGATTGGAATCGTTCCAGTAAATGCACTGTATCCGCCAGAAGAAACACCCGAAAGTTTAATGTTGTAGAGCGTATTCCACTCCCCATAAAAATCACAGCCCAGATGCAGCCCCTGTTCCGTATAGATACTGTTTCCCTGTGAAAAACACAGCATCGTGGTATAGGATGAAGCTCCGCTTGTTTTCTGATAACACCATGCCATATACTTTCCGGTATATTCCAGATCAAACACCAGCCCTTTGTGTGCTGCATTGCTTGACCACTTGTTAGTTCCAATCTTACCTACATAAGTGCCGTCCCTGTAAAAATGCTCCCCATTATAATTGAACTTTGACACCAGCTGATCAGAAGTATTAAATACCTGCAGTTCCCCGTTCTTTAGCTGGATATAATCCGTGATTCCATTCCACGCAGTCTGTAGTTCTCCTGCAATAAAGGAATCTGCATAAATGCTTCTGGCAGCAATATATTTCCCTACGATCTTTCCATCCATCGTAATGGCTGTTCCAAACGTCCCGTTATATCCCGTACTGGAATATCCCAGACCATTTAAATTCCATCGCCACACCTTTTTTGCGGTATCCTTATCTGCAGTATCCATGATCAGGATCTCTTCCGGTCTTGTCACCACATGCCCCGTGGTTGCTGCCGTGATTAGGGCTGTTGCATTTTCTATCGCCATCCGCAGGGTATCAGACTGTGGCGGCAGTGACTGGATCTTCTGTACAAGCGAGTCGTTCTGATTTGTTGTACGTTCTGAAATTCCTGCCTTTACACTTGTTCCAAGCGTTACCGTATTATTCTGTGGATTCTGCAGGTCAATGGTAAGTGCAGTAACCGGAAAATACCGGTCCATTCCGTGTGGTTTTGACACGACCCGGATGGAATCCCCCAGTTTGATCCGTTCGATATCCACATCCACCATGTTCAGGTCCACGGCATTGCAGGTCAAAGACAGGTTCTCAAACTGAATATCTGACAGATATTTCTCTGCTTTCTTCTTCAAATTGGCCGGCTCTCCGACATCCTCAAAACTCACAGTCCTTGTCACCACACCGTACACTTTTACGGCATCCGTGGATTCTATATACGGGACACTATTATTCACACTTTTAATCGTGGTATACTCTTCCAGTCCTTCAATCGAACTTTCCTCTAACCTTTTCCCAAGCGGGATCACCCTGGTTGCAATCTCAGATGCATCCGCATTTTCCGTATAATCAAGCAAATTGCTGCCAAACTCAATGACCTGTGTATTGGTATTATCATAATCTGCGATATAATCCAGGTAACGGGTCGTGCCGGAATGCCGGATCCGTAAATGCCCTCCAAGTCTGTCTACCAGCTTATCCTGAATATCATCCAGCGTATTTTCCCAGTTTGTGTAGCGGTAGATGCTGTCATTGCTATCTTCCACCGTCACCATCCCAGTAACAAACATCTTCGGATACAGGTCTTTCCTGTCGAATGTATGGGTGTAATGCCACAGAAGATTGGAACTGTTAGCATATGGATTATGGGCACTCTGCATATCAGAAACTTTCTTCGTTTCCACTGCCGTATAAGATGGAAGTGATGATACCGTTGCCGTACCTGGAATTCCACTTGTAAACTCCACACTGTCTATGGAAAATCCATAATAGTTATTAACCGATGCATCCGTATGCCAGTACACATAAAAATCTCCTGCAGGTACAATAAATGTTTTCCCTGCCACATCATTAGCCCTTTTCTTTGCAAAAACGGCATATACCGTACTTCCAGACTTATAGAATAGGGAAAGGTTATCAAAAGAACCGCTTTCTCCTGCACATTTGGAATTAAATGTGACAGCAAGCCGTTTTTCCATTGTTGTCTGCATATTATGGACAGCAAGCAATGCGTTCAAGAAACTACGCACAGTATAGCTGTGGTATGCCTTCGGTTCCTGTATCGAATCCAGAAGATATGCAAGCTCCCCTTCACACACCACTGTCCGGGTATTATAAAAGTTCTTCTCCATACTAAGGATGCGTCCGTAGAAAATACTGTCCCCATCTTTTTCCACCCGGATGACGGAAGTCAGCTTTTTCATCCTGTCATATATCGGGTTTACTGCCGGGATATCAAACTCAAATGAACCGGATTTGTTATCTGCCAGTTCCAGCTTGGTATTAAAAATGACCAGTTCCTGATCTCCCGGAAGATACAAAAGCTGATCGTCACAAAATACTTTATACATTTACAGACTCCCTCCCCGGAACTCAATATTTACTGTATACTTTCCGTAAAAATAGAGTCTTCCACCTCCTGCCGAAATGATTAGATCTGCAAAGCGATTCCGGCCTTCCTGCAGAGTGTACCTCGTCCCATTAAAAGTAATATAGTTCGAAACGCTTTCATCAAGGTTGCTGACAAGAAATGCAGGAACAACTGGAATACCGCTTCCTTCCAGAAGTTTACTGCTGCTTCCAGAGACATTGATCCCACGGTAATCACGGATGATCCCTGTTTCAAAATTCAATACGTCCCACAGCCACTCCTCGCTTGACACATTAATTTCGTATTTATACGCATCCGCATCTATCGTCAGGGTAAATGTACCGAGCCTTCCATTTCTGGAAAACCCCGAAACTTCTGCACGTCCGTGATAATACACATCCGGCTCCTGATCCAGAACAACCCGTACTTCTTTGCCCTGATATGCCTTCAGAAATGTCCGGTAAAACACCGGCCACAAATCTTCCCTTTCCATTTTCCCTAAAGAAAACTTAAGCTGTCTGGACTCATATTCCACCTGTCCTGTCAGCGTTTCCGTAAGGTCAATTCTGATACTGCTTCCAGGCACTTCAATATAATTAGTTTTCGGGGATGGCTCACTTACGATATCCGTATTGCCGATCACAAGACCATAATCTTTCCATGTGTGCTTTCCATTAATCGTTGCCCCAAATCCTGCGGTTGTATATTCGCTCATCAGACCATGCCCCTTTCTGCTTTAAATTTCTGCATGCCCAGTTTCTGATTGATCCCAGGTGCCAGTTTTCCTATCAGCGTTCCGTCATCCAGATAGATGCCCTTTCCGCTGTTTTCTGCTATCACAGCCAGATACTGCTCCATTGTCGAAGTATTCAGCCTGTTTGTCAGGATATT